TTTGGTTCACGTATAAGGAGATTAGACCTCGCGGATTGAAGACTGGGAATCCCGAACGCATAGACTTCGATATTTTCCACTCCGATATGGGCAACAAGCGAACAGAATTAAAGAACAAAAACAAAGCTAAGTTTGATAAGGGGCATAAGGAGCCTATTATGCAAGACCTGTTTGCTAACGTATCAATTACGGAAGATAAGATTCAGACGAATATCGGTGAGGGTGCTGACAAGTGGAATGAGTTCCTTTCCCTCGTTATAGACGACAATCAAAAATCACTGCTTTCTCGAGTTCGCTTTGTCGGGATGAAGAATAACCGCTTTTGCATCGAGTGTAGTGATGATGATTTTTGTATGCTCAAGCCTTCGGGCATCGAACGGAAGGCACAAGAGTACTTCGGGTGCATTGGTTCTTTTGCGCCTGTATTTTATCGGGGATAACATTCCTCTCGTTATAGACCTCTATAAATAATCACTGGTTTTCTACGTTTTCAGAAAGCCAGTGATTATTTTTGTCCCACCCATTTATTTATTTCTTCGTACCTTTGCACCGAAGAAATAAATAAACGAAATTACGTATGAAAAGGAAAGGAATCATCGGACCGCTCTTGATAGCGGTCTTAATAATGGCGATGCTATCCGCTTGCGCCTCTTCCCGACATGTGGCTAACGTGAGCCATACCGAGACGATGGATAGCGTGAGGAGCGAGCAGGTGGATAGCAGTCATGTAAAGGTGGCTGCATCGGACAGCGTGCAGAAGAGCGAGCAATCGACGGTGCAGGTATCGTCTTCCGTCTGGGAGCGGGATAGCCTGGATGAAATCATCCGTGAGCATATCACGGAGACCACCGATGCCCAAGGCAACAAGACGACCACCACGGATAGGACCATCCAGCGCAAGCACGGCAAGCAGAAGCAAGCTGCATCTACCACCGATGCCAACCATCAACGGCACGAGATAGAGCAGATGAAGCAGAGCGTGGATAGTTCAGCGTTGAGCAGCAAGAGCGATGTGGGTACTCATTGGGCAGCCAAGGACACGTTGTCGGACAATGAGGAGAAGAATACTGAGGACGTGAAGAAGAAATCCTTTGGAGCCAAGGCGAGAAAGAACGCCTTCCAGTTGTTTCTCCTGATGGTAGTGTTTATCCTGTTGCTGACACTGAAGCGCAAGCGAGACGATAAGTTAAACAAGGATAAGTAGAAAAAATCGTGTTATGGCAAAGAAGAAAAAACAAGACTTCGATGTGGTGGAGAACAACGAGCAGACACAAGTAACGCTCGATGATTTCGTGATACCTGCCAAGATTGAGGCATTTTGCAATCAGTATGCGCCACAGGATCATTGGAGCGAGGGTTGCGATATGTTCACCGACTATCAACTTCGCTCTTACTTCAAGGCTGTGGTTACTCCATTGGGCGACCCATTGGCATTGTATATCGCCGAACTGGGGTATCGTGGCTTTAGGATGAAGACCGATGAGAGTGGCGAGCCAGTTATTTACTGCAAGCCAAAATGAATGTTGAGTGTTAAATGTTGATTGTTGAATTGTACAAAAGCGCAAAGGTACGAAAGCATCAAGGCACGAAAGTGTCAAGGTAGAAACGTACCAAAGTACTTACGTACAAAAGTACAATATTTCGGCAAAAATATATACAATATTTTCGGCAAAATATATATTAAGTTTTTATTAATTAATTTTTAGGATATTATGGGAAGAGTAAAAAAGCCTCATTTCTTCTTCAAGATTGCAGCGAAGAGTGGGGTAGGCGAGAAGTTGAAGGCATTCATGGCCAAGTGTGCGCAGGTAGATGAGCAAGCCCGAAAGTGGGTAGAGAAACAAGGTGCATCGTCTTACTACGAGTCGCCTGATGGCATGGCTGGTGGTGTCGTGATGGTGCAGTTTGATGCAAACGTACTAAGCAAGGATGGCTGGCAGAAGGTGCAGGTTCCTGGCAAGGAAGGTATGGAGTATCTGAAGGATGATGATGGCAGATGCTTCTGGATTCCTACCGAGGGAAGCGACATCGAAAAAGAGATGCAAGCCTTGCCATTGGTGAGCGAGGCGGAACTGATAGGTATCTTGCAGTTTAAGCCTAAGGAGGTAAAGAAAGATATGCCTGTGCCTTTCACTTTTGGTAACGAGACACCGATGGTATTCTTGCATCATGACTTTTGGTACGTTGATATTCCTTATGATAGTTTGGCAGGAGATTGCCAGGCAATCACGGAGAAGGAGTTTTGCCGCAGAAGAATGGCTGCACTGAATGAGCAGAAATAACTTGCATGTTCATCGTGCAAGCTGCGACAAAATTATAAAGGAGATTTTTCTTCTTATCATATATATACTGGTTATTAGTTTTAGGTTCCATGATACTAATTTATAGATGATTCTTAGTTAGGATTAAAGTTGATTGTTAATTAATTATTTATTTATTTTTCTTATTGTCTTCTGGGCTTAGCGAAGCCCGCAAAAGTTAATAGGGAAGAGCCGCCATCCGTCCGAGAGGGATAGATGGCGGTTTTTTTATGTGGCATCTTATAAAAAAACTCTATTGCTGGGTTATTGGCGATGGCGAGGGCTATCCTCTGCCACCATGCACGCATTCATGCTGTTGCCGACATTCGTACTCATACACTCACTACTTAACTTCACCACCTGACCTGCAAGCTCGCCTACCTGTTGAGACAGGTTGGTAATCTGTTTCTGTTGCTCGGCGATGATGTCGAGTAGGCGAGAGGCTAAGGCACTGTCATTCTCTCCTCTGCTGGTGTCGGTGATATTTCCCACCACGGCTTGCGCCTTGTTAATGTGCTGTTGGATATTATTGCCCTCGTTATGGTTTTGGTGGATAGTATTGTTATCGTTATGGGTGGACTTAGACTCCTTTACCAAACCTGGCACCGTAGATTTGATAAGCTCCACGTCGGTAGGATCACGGAGGGCACGGGTGCCGAGTGGTCGTCGCTCGTCTTTAGGGATATAGCCTCCATCTGGCTCAAACTGGTCGTTAACGTCCGGTTGCACATAGTCGAATTGGTCGATACCTTGGCTGTAATCTGCATCGGCATCCACAATGAATGCCGATATTGGCACCTGAAAGGCATTGCAGAAGCGAAGAAGCTGAATAGTAGGGATAGGTGTTTTCATTTTCTCCCAACTGTCTAGTCCCGCATTGCTGGTGGTACCCATGGCGTAAAGAACTTGTCGGTCTGTTATATCCGCCGCGCGTTGGCTTGCATCCATCTTTTGAGGAAGCTGTAATTGAAATGGTACTTCATATCTGTTATATTTATAAGGTGAATATATCAAAAACGTATCTCAAATCTAATTAATAATGATAACCTATGTTAAATTCCCCTAATTTTTAGCGAAAAATATAGGTAACATTTGTTTGTTTCAATTTTAATATTTAAATTTGCACCAAAATTAAGAAATTTAATTGAAATGACAAAGGAAAATAAGAAAAAAATCTTCCAAAACAACACCCCACTAGATGTGAGTGATGTTTCACCCGAAGAAAAGAAAGTTTTAGCCGAGTTTTTATCGGCAAAAGGCTTTACGACTTCGACATTTTACCTTCGTTTCTTTCAGAAAGGTTTCGATGCTTGGGAAATCCAGGGCATTGACAACTGCAAAAGTCAATTCTTAGCTATACCCGATGTTGGTAAGCTATTGTTGGAATATGTGGAGTGCGATGCCTTGGGCAACGAGATTGGCGATAAGGGCTATCTCTACACACTTGCCAAGAGTGATAAGCCAGGTGTCTTTTATACTTGTCTTAAAAAGGCGGGTAGTGGCTTGTGCATGAAGCTCTTTTCCTTTATGGAGGAGCGAGGTATGAGCCGCACGACCATCATCAAGCGTTTCTCTGCTGATGATTGGAAGCCTTGGGAGCAGGCGGGTATCAAAAACTTGCTGGAGGAATATGATTCTAAGGTAAAGAGCAAGAATAGAGAATAAGAAGAAAAGTTAAGAGACAAAAGAAATTCATTCATAACTACAAATGGTTGACATAACTTTTGATTTGGAAACCTGTTCGCTGGCACCCACCGCAGCCGTGATGAGCATCGGGGCGGAGGCGTGGAAGCGATACGACGAACATTCGCCGTTCTTTGAGGAAGGTGATGGCTTGCTGAAATATCCTACGTATTCGGCTCATGTCGATTTGCGTAGCATGTTCCTGGCTGGCTTCACTTTCGACCAGAGTACAGCGGACTGGTGGGCGAAACAGAGTGACGAGGCAAAGCAAGCATTGCTTGCCAATGACAGCGACGATGAGCCATGCCAGCCGATAGACATCGTGATAACAGAATTTCTCGATTGGATCAAAAAAGATGTGATGGAAAAGCTTGGCGACGATGACCTTTGCCTTTGGGCACAGGGTACTGACTTTGATGTGGCTATCTTGAGATACATCTGCTATAAGATGGGAATCAAGTTTGGTATCGAGCATACCCAGTTCAGAGACCATCGCACATTCTATTTGGAGGCAGCGAGAATTTTCTGGGATGCGAAAAGCTTTGAGATAGTCCATGCGCATGGTGGAAATATGGATCCATTTAGCATTGATTGGGCTTACCAGCAGACAAGGGACTACAAGGATATTATGGATGATGGTGCAGCTCACGACCCTCTCTTTGATTGCAAACGAAGTATCTATAGTACTTGGCAAATCATGCGTCGATTGAGGGAGAACGTAACGTTTGCGCAGTGTGATGACAAGCATCAAGACTTGAATATCTCGTAGAAGCCTATGCCAAGGATATTTGATTTGCCCTATACACCGAATCGTAGCGGCATACAGAAGAAGCACAGAAACCTATCTAAGTATAAGTATCTGCATCGCTTCGCCTATGCCGAGACGATGAGGGGCTTCAAGGAAGATATTCCGACACTGCTCTTCTACGCTCCATCCTCACTGTTGAGGGACGCTTGCCAGTATCTCTACAAGATGATGGCTGGCAACCTGGAGGACATTAAAATCCTCACCTCGCATAGCTGCCGACGAAAGAACGGCAAAGGCTATTGGAGAACGGAAGTGCAGGTGCTTGGATTGAACGAGGAGTTTTTCAGTTTCGAGAGCTTCACCCAGATGCTTCTGCATCGGATGGAGACCATCTGCAACTGCAAGATAAGGCATTATAGGTTGGAAACCTTTCTCAATCTGTAATAGCTGAAAATTTTCTCGAATACATAAGAAATTACATAAAATAGAACATAAGCGAAAAGAAGAAACTCCTTCTTCGTGAGAAGCGGGATTTCATAAAAGATAAGGTATGCGTTCTGCTACTTGAACTTTTAAATTTTTAGACAACCGAGCCATCGGTTAAATGGCAACAACAAGAAGACCGAGGAGCGATGGCGAGAACGGCAACGTCTCGCTGATAGGTATATACCATCCATTCCTCCATATCGGCAACCGGCTTACAAAACGATGCAGGCAAAGTCTGAATAAAAAGCCTGAGAATACTTACATCAGTCCCTAATGCTCATAGTCGAACATCATGGCTTTGAAAAGCGTAGGAACTTGCATCAAAAGGTAGTCGTACACGAATCGGGGAGGTGGATGCAGTCTCTTGAAACTTGGCAGCATCACTCCAAGGTCTTCTTTCTCTTTTGTAACTATCGGGATTTTCCGAAAGGTAGGATTTTCCGAAAGGA